TGCAATCCTCGGTTAATAACTTTAAATACAAAAGTAATCCGATTAGATTACTAAATTAAGATGACTGATTTTGTAATTTGGGAGATTACTGAAAGTTTGGCTAGATTTAAAGACCAAATCAATTTTAATCATGAAAGACTACTGCAAGCAAATTCTTGGAAAATCAATTAGAGAAATAACAATTGAAGACCTGAAGTCATATTTTTTAGAAAAAAAAGAAGAAACAGAGATATTAGAGTTCAAAAGTGGGCAAGGAGATTTTGAAAAAATATTTAACAAGAATATTCTTAGAACTGTATCTGCATTTCTCAATTCATCTGGTGGTCTTCTTATTTGGGGATCACCAGAAGATAAGGTTCCTGAAAAAGGTTTGCCTAAAGTATGTATTGGCGATTTGGTGCCAGTAACAGAAAGAAAGGAAAAAGACCAATTAATAAATAGAATTTCAAGTTCAATATCATATATGCCGACTGGGATTTTAGTTGAAAGAATAGATGTTACCAAAGGCTTTATTTATATTATTGAAGTACAAGAAAGTAGCTCCAAGCCTCATCAACTTAATGGTCAATACTTCATAAGATTGGATGGTCAATCAAAGCCAGCACCCCACTACATTGTTGATTCAATGTTTAATCAGATAAAACAAGTAAATGTAGAATGTCATTTAAAAGCTTTATCAGCAAACGTAATAGCCAATTCTACAATCATAACGTTCTCACTCAAACTTTTTAACTTCAACTCGTCATTACCGGGTAAAGAAATTCATATGTTTGTGAATACATCTACTGGATTTTTTAAGGAAAATCGAGAAAAATTAATAGAAATAAAACCAACCAAATTTTTGTTTTATGCTCTTGAGCCTTCTGCGGAATTCACACTAGAGGTTAATAACAACGAAATTCAATATTTAGATTACAACTCAAAACTAAATATCTTTTTAGCGGGAGAAAATATACCTACTAAAATATCTGAGTATGAAATATTATATAAAGAAAGGTTAGAAGACATAGGAAAAGGACTGGTAATAATAAACTCAAATGTTGAGGCTTCCAAAATAGAGGACTTGATTGTAAACAATAGAGAGGATTCAATAAAAAACTTTCTTAAATACAATTAATTACTGCTTTTAACACCACACCTGCAAAATACTCGTAACCTTCATGCCATAATGGTTAAGGAAATACGAACCATTGCGATTTACAACATTACACGGATCATCCAATGGAAATGAATTTCCGTACAAGTCGTACACAATACCATCGTGGTAAAGGAATATATACCAATATCCTTTCACATGGTTACGGCAACGCATGATGCAAGGCCAAGGTGTGGATGGATCAAATTTTACAAACCTCGGATTAGTTTTAAATCCGAGGTTTTGAAATGCTTTAACATACGTTTGTCCGCTCCATGACCTCCGATTAATCGCCCTTACCGCCTTATCCGCTTCCTCAAAATTTATACCTGTTAATGAGGAAATGACAGACTGATTGTACAGCTCTGGTCCATAACAAACTATATCAACTTCGTATTTCATTAACTGTATTTAAAGTTCTTGTGGAGGTGTTACCGACATTGATGCCGGTAACCCTAACATTACTCACTAGTAACCTCTTTATTTCTAGAAGCATCTAGTTTTGCCTGTTCAGCCTCCTCCTCCTGGATATGCTTTAGCTCTTCCTCTGCATTCTTAGTAAGTGGCGAATACTCGATTGCCGTTTTTTGAGAAATAACCTTTGCACCACCAGCAGCCTTTTGAAGCAATCCAACAGTCTCGGCATCATCATTTATGCGATAAAGCGGAATGTCAAACCCAATGGTCAAGGATTTAGTTGCCGGAATAAGGCTTGTGTCAATTGCGCCACAGAAAGCAATCTGCAAATTGATGTCTCGCTGTGTACTCATACCATACTCCCCGTCAATCTCATCACGCGCGGCAAGATGAGCATCCATAAATACGCGATCAAAGGCAACTCCGGATAAAGCACCCAAGCCTTTTAAATCATCCATGGCCATCTGTGGTGTTTGCGTGCAAGTAAATACAAAATTCATAAGTGTATCAAGCTCCATTTTAATAGCATCGGTTGCCTGATCCCATGTTACATACTTAGCGTCTGCTTTATCTCCAGTAATCTGAAGAGATTTCCCCTGCTCTCCTTTTTCAAGCATTTTAGCTCCAACATTTCCAAACATAGCAAACACTGGTGACGCGTGATAATCGTTAGTATCACCTGCGTTAGAAATAAGCGTTTCAATACGAGGACGCCCAAGGAGGTGAGGGTTTTGAATAATAAGTGACTGGGATCTTTCCATAAGAGTGAGTTAATGAAGACTCAAGAATCCAGCCATTATTTCCTGTTACAGAAAGTACAGTTTCTCCCGATCTGGCCTTGCGGAATTTATAAATATGAGTAGCTGAATAGATATCAAATCTTTGGTCTTTATCTGTTGCTAATCCTGTAAAATCAGTAGAAGAAATAATATCACTAAAGCTTCTTGATGATTCATAAATACGACCAAAATAAACCATCTTGCCGTAATCGTCAAATACAGGCAGCAGTGTATCACCTAAATCCGGAGAAAGGACCTTGCAGCGCATCTTAAATTTTGCTCTAGGGGCTATTTCTCCCCAATATCCAACATCCACCGGCTCAGAATACCAAAGTTTTGCTACCTGCAATTCGCTCAGCATACGTCGAGCAATCTCTTTTTCAATAAACGGAAGCTTATTGTCATCACGAATTTTCTTCACCATCAAGTAAAGCCGTTGCTCCTGGTCGTTTTGTGGATTAGCTTCTAATTGGATTTTAGATACATTCATAAAAGAAACGCGACGCCTAACAATAAGCTCCTGCAGTGGCACCCCTATACGGTTAACCTCGATACGCTTTGTATCATAGACCTTTTTACCAGCTCTATCTAGAATTGGATTGCCCTCAGAGTCTTTTCTGGGTAACATCATACTCTTGCTTTGCAGTAGTGTAGGTTGGCGCTATAGTGAACCCAACCGCTTCAACGATAGCTGGCAGCGCCGGTGTTGGTAGCTGCACTTCTTTTTTAGTTTCTTCTTTTTCTTTTGCCATTACTTTTTTTATTTGCGGTTAGGGGTTTAGAATAAATCAAATATTGAATCGTCGACTTCTTGTAGATTTTCCCCAAAGTTTTCAGCCATTCCAGTTAAAGTGTCGGGCCCATCATCAAATGCATTTTTACCTTTTGCTAGATAACCAGTAACATGCTTATAAAATTTTGGCCATCTATCTTTCCAACCAACAGGAAAATGAATAAGCATATTTACTTTTGCGGAATTGGTAAAAATCCGAACTTCTTTATTTTGGCCCTGATGAAACCAGCTGACCTCAGTATTAAAAGCTTTTAGGTTTACAAGATGTGCTTCTACGTTACGGGCAAAGCCTCGGCCTCCATTATTGCTTTCAATCAAAGAATACTGAACTTGATTGTATGCTAATTGTCGAGCTGTTTCGGG